GTGGTCGCCTGCCCAGTATTCAACCCGCGTTGTACAATTTCAGTTCCAAGAACAAGCGATGATCCTATAACCGCATTTAACTGATTGGCAGCATTTAAAGCGGGGTTTGCACCAGTGAGAGGACTTGGAGTTGTATCAAAGAATCTTTGCAATACTGCATCCCACGAAGTAATTTCATTAGCCTCTACTTGACCAGCGTTGTATAGAACAGTTTCGCATTCAATAGTCATTTTGTTTTGCATAAATTCAGAGGTGGAAAAGTCTACAGTATCGTGATCAAACGATGTAATTACTGGATTTACCAAGACATATTCTGAATACAATGGGCCTTCTGATGTAGTTTGATGATTGAATTGATAAATTCTAACTGTTCTAAAGAAAGGATTGGTTTTATTAAAAGGAGAATTTGGAGAACTTACTGTATCTAAACCATAATTTACACCCCAATTAGATGATGTGCTATAAAGAGTCTCCATATTTGTAATGCTTGGCATCCATTGATAAGGAACAGCGATTCCTTGAGATTGCGCCGCATCAAAATTCACATAATTTGGGTCTTGAATCATATATTGATAATAGGCATACCAGAATCCACGAATCATATCCACAGTGTCATCCCAAAAACTCACTTCAATAGGATCATAGTTTATCTTTGTTGTGGTTAATGATGCGCGATTGTATTGATTATTCTTTTTTACATCAAATTTGAAACTGGGGAGTTTAACTGTTTTAGCCACAATACCTAAAATTGGTAGATTTGCCGGATTCCAATTGATACGCAAATTTGCATTGGCGTCACCAAGAGCATTATTTACGGCTGTAATAACTGCCGGGTCCAATTCAAAAAATATATGAAACCAATTCTTGCTCTTTGGCATGAAAGAATTATTATTGGGTGTAAAGATTCTTCGTGCGTGTTGGTAGTCGCGCAAGGTCGTATAATGATTATCCACTTGCCCATTGAGGGCATTGTAGCCCACTGCGAGAATTGAAGAAAGAGCGCCCATATTAGTATTTATCTAAAATATATAACTTATCTTTTCGCTGCCAGTCGTACAGCTTCGCTTGGATTTTTGATTAATCTTATTGCATAGCCGTATTCCCGAACTGCGGCCAGTTGCACGGCTTCGCTTGGATTTTCGAAACAGTTCTTTTATTTTCATTTTAAATATTTATCCAAAAGAAAAACCTGCCAACAAAGTTAGCAGGTTTCCAAAAATTATCAGTTTTATCAAATCGCAAGAACTCCATTGGTTCTTGTAACTGGAGTGCCAATACCATATGCTGATTGAATTGCGTTATCAAAGACAATAGTTAGTTTAACTGTGACTGGATCACTGGTCTTATAGTCAATACTATCATAGTCGGCGTTTGAAATATAGCAACCAACCAAGTCCCAAGTTTCAAGAATAGTTGGCTCACTAATTCCATTTCCACCATCCAACATTTGGCAAAGCAATTCAAACTTGTAGTCATATGCAGAAGAGGCAGATGCTTGGTTGAGGAAATCAAATTGGCGCTGCATTTGTTGACCAACAAGTGTTTGAATTGCACCTTCCATATCGTCACGAAGAGTAACAGTGGTGGCATCCCAAGCTGGCTTACCAGCATAGTGAACCTTTGAGTTATAAACATCAATGACCTGTTCATCAAATTTTACAGAGGGGCGCTTAAAATCCATAACCTGCTTGGTCAACTCTGTGGTGTCAGTAGAGACTCCAAAACCGATGAATGTAAGACGGAATCTATATTTGAGCTTGGGCATTATTAACCCCTGGCCCGAACTGGCATCTCCGACATTAGATAGAGGAACGGTAAAATTTAAAAGGCTCGCTGTACTCACTTTGAATCTCCTGTATAAACTACTCTGTTTGTATTTATACTTTTCTTCAAAATTTCAAAAGCAATAGACTTTTTACGCTCAATATATTTTCTTTGCGCTTCCGCCATCTTTTGTTTGATTTCATCAGTTCTAACATAAGAAGGCTTCCCTGCGCGGGTTTTAGACATCTTTTTTCTTGTTTCTTCTGATGCCTTGCGCCCTAAATGAAAAGACGCTATTTTTCTTTTTGCTGAATCTGAATGCTTCCTTCCTACCCAATAAGTATTACCTTTCTTAGACTCTCCAATATTTTGTTTTACTATGTCACTGTGGGTTTTACCGTAGAACGAATTCTTTTCTCCTAAAAAGATGCCTTTTGTTGCCTCGCTTCTAGCTTTAGCATTTTCTTTTTTGATAATTTCAAACACCCGCGACGAAGGCACATACCTTTTTTGGTTATCGCTACTTACATATGTCATAGTGTGCCAAGCGTATATCATTTTTGATCGGTCTTTTCCAGTTGTAAATTTTGTAAGCAACCAATGACAAATAAAATGTTCTCTGCCAGTTAGACAAACCAAATTTAAGTTTGTATTCTTTCCGCCCAATGATTTAGGAACAATATGATGCTTTTCATAATATTGTGTTACATCTTGTTGACGACCGAATGCTCTCAAGCAAATTTTTATGTATGTATTTGAATATTTGTTGTTCATATCAATATTTATCTGGAATTTCAATAAAACAGGGTATGCTATTTTAGCAGTATAGCATACCCTTAATTTAAATTACTGCCCTTTTGTTATCCAGCCTGAACGCTACTTGAAGTAATAACTCCTTGTCCTACGAGCGTTACGGGTATGTACAGAAATTCCGCAACGGTTGTTGGAGCAATAGCCACATCCACAAATAATTCATTTGCATCAATGGTTGCGGGTGAATTATTGGTCAAATCACAAACAACTGCGTAATCAGTGATTGCTCGGAGACTAACAAGGCTAGTCAAAAATGCTCCAATCTGATAGGCAATTCCTTGACGAGTGATTGAATCATTTTGTTCAAATACATACTGATTACCAATTGCATTAAGCGCGGATCGAAGGTAGATGACCAATCGAGCGACATTGATGCGACTTAATTCTGTGGTCTGACCACTACGAGTCTTTTGACCGTAGAGTTGGATTCCCCCCGCTTGGAAATTAGTAATTGGGTTAACGTATGCAGGATATAGAATATCACGCAATGCCTTGGAAATACTGTTAACAACAAAATCTCCAGTTTGTTCATCAATATACCCAATGGAACTTACATTTGTAACTATTCCTCGTCTTGCTCCTGCTGGTGCAAACCAAGGGTAAGAAACTGCATCGCTCTGAATAATTGTTGGGAGCGCCATAAAACTACTTGGAACCACGATGTTATTACCACTCAAATCAGTTGTCAAGCCAGCAGGGTAGTAAGTTGCAGCGTAATCATAGAATGTTACCAAACCATCAACTCCATCAGTTGTTGCCTGATTCAAATTGTTGGCCCAGTTATTCAAATCGTTTGCATCAGCGGCCAATGTTAATGGACTATCTGATACGATGAATGCTGTTTCTCCGCGAGCCTCGTTTAGCGTAACAAGTGTTGGTAGCAATTCTGGATATCCAGGCGCTGCCATCAAGTTAAAATTGTAGAATTCATCCAACAATTGCGAACTATTCTTAACTGCTGCAATCATAGACTTCACAACCATATTTCGTTGAGCCGCATTTCCTTGATATGCAACCCCGCTGCTATCATTGCCACTTGCAGTAACCCAAGTATCAGTAAATGTGCCAGATGCAAAATAGTTTGTGGTAAATTGCTTAACATTCATTCCACTGCGACGAGTATTGAATAATAGTGTTCCGCGAGGATATAATGCATAACTTGGAACATCCAAATCTAATACTGCTGGTGCAATAGTAACAAGGGAACTAATTGGTGCAAGATTGCCTAAACCTGGATCAACATTGCCATATGCAGAGAATCTTGCGTCTGCAAAAATAATACCATTGCTACTGGTGTGATCAGCGTTATTAATCAGAGTCCAAATATTTCCTGTGCTATAACGATAAATGCTTGGTAAAGCATTCAAGTCAGAGGTATTAATCCATAAATCACCAACTACAAGGGCATTGCCGTTGCTTTCTGTTAATGGAGCGCTTGCGGCTGCAATTGGACCGTTGGGATCAGTTAGAGTCAAATTGAATCCGCGTGAATCTGCGTATACTGTTTTATAACTTGCCCACGCATTTCCAGTATTAATTAGAATATCGGCTACAGTAGGATCATCATAATACCAAATTGTTCCGTTTGCTGGGTCAGCAGTAGGGGTGCTATTGCTAACAACATAAGTCGGTGCAACCCAGTTAGAAACATGTATTGCCAAGTTAGGTGATTGTAAAATACCGGCGGCAGTCAATGGAGAATTTGTTCCGTCATATAGTTTGAAAGATTCTCCAGTTGAATTTTCAATATAAATTTGTGAGGTATTTGTCAACCCAGCGGTAATTCCAGGAAGCGATAATGTATTAACTGCGTTAACAAAAGCCACTGGTGTTGCACCAGTAACAGTCACAGTAACATTTCCATAAGATGTTGAAACTCCAGCTTCATCTGTGTTGATAATAAAGGTAGAAGTATTTAAAATTGTGGCGTTTGCAACTGTTCCAGTGATAACAACTGGGCCTGCAATTCGTTCAAGCAACACAGTAGTTGCATTTGCACCAAACTGACCAGTCTTAGCATATAATGTGCCAACTGGAATATTAATACCTCCGCCTAGCGGATCAAGTTGAAAGTTAATAGTTGCATCATTTGCTGCAACAGGAACAACTTGTGCTGTCCAAACATTGCCAGAAGCATTGAATTCACGTATGATTATGTTCGCGCCCTCTTGTTGAGGAGTTGTGTTATACCATACGCTACCTGTTGGTTCAGGTGTTGCATCACTTGGATTCCACTGTGGAATACTTGTGTAAGGACTGGCAACAAATGCAGGAGCATTATATGTTGCTGCTGTAATACCAATGTTGGAAGTAACTGCTCCAGAAACAATTGCATTTCCTCCTCCACTATTTGCAAGAAGGTCAACAGTTAATGCAACGCGATTTGCAACCGAAACTGCATTTACACCAGGGATAGCCGCTGCATTAATGTTGGCAATAGCGGTTGATATGCTGGCAGAGTTCATAACAACATTTGTTCCGTTGATAACCAAGTTACCTGTAATAGTTACTGGGTTTACCACGCTTCCGATAACAGCAGGTACGCTGTCCTGCCACTGTTTAGAACCTACTAATACCCAAACACCAGAGGAATTTTGAAACCAAACTGGATTGCTTGAGTTTGCTGGAACAACAGCATAATCACCCGGCTTTCCGATTGAAGAAAGGGGCTGGCTATTTGCTCCCAAATAGGATGTTAAAGAACTAATGTTTCCGGTTGTTTGAGCAGAACTATCCAAAACCCAAAGTTTTGCGCTACCAGATGCATTTGTTGTCAGAATAGGATTAAAGGTCAAAGACGCTGCATTGAATTGGAATAGGCCCCAGTCAGTTGCAGTTGTATCCAACCAAAAAGTATTATTTGGCGGATTTCCTACTGGAGCAGTAAGTGACCCTGCCAAAACATTCAAATCAATTGGCGCTCTCATGATATATGCTGCATCACTTGCACCAAGAGTTGAATAAGCAGTAATTAAACCATATTCATTCTGTTCACTACCATTAACTGGAGTGCCTTGCACATTTTCAAAGATGGGCGCACCAAAGTCATTAACCAATGAGCGTTGACTTGTTTCCAACCAAACTTGGCCCGCAGTATTTGCAGTGGTATACTGAGCAAGAACATTGCTCTGATTTACTTTATTTTGTGCTGTCGCAATTAAAATGAATGGCACTGTTCCAGTTGGAGCGGAAGTAAATTGGGTTTCGTCCACCACCGTAACTTGAACACCAGGAGAAATTAAATTTGTAGACATTGGTTCCCTCACATAAAATAACTTATCTAAGGATATTTAGCAACATGTTTAAAAACAAGGTCGTTTAGAGAGGGGCTATAAAAACCTAAATTTAACTTTTTTGATTTTTGGATAAATATGGATCAAAATTAAGGCTACCTATTCGATAACTCAATAATATTGTCAATTTTTATATATAATTCTTCCAATGTTCCGTTGTTATCAATTTCATGATCAAATGTTTCAGCAATCCATCCCCACTCACTAATATGAATGTCTGGATAAAATCGTTCCATCGCATCTTTGAATACTGGCACACCCAAGAGTTGGGGCATTGCGGTATTATACCATTTAGGCTTGTCTCCACGATTTATCTTAATGAGAATTCCTGATCTATCTCTAATAACGCCAATTTCATTTACAAATCGACAATCATCAATTACAATATCGTTAATATTCCCCTCCAATTTCTTCTCAAGAGACGCAATCCAAATGTCTGGATGAAAACTTTGACGGCCAATTTCTGTTCCCCATTGCTGAAGAACCCATCTGGGAGTCAGACCTCTGATCTTGAGTCGTTCGCTCCACCACGGATCAACAGTTTCCCGCCATACTCGACTTTCTGGTGTGGCACCCTTGAGCATTTCAAATGACCATCCAAAAATAGCTGAAACCGCTTGTTTCAATGAATCTGCGAAACTAATATGTTGGAAATTATATTTCTGTTGAAGATATTCCGAGGCTGCGCCCTTACCCGAACCAATATTTCCTAAAATTCCTACGATCATATTTTCCTTAGTAGATCAAATTATTCATACGCTTATATCTTATGTTCATTGCATTACATATCAATTCAATTTCTCGAAGACACTCTTCTCGACCACCACCGCACATATAGAAAGGACTTAAATTTCGTAGAAAGGCTATATCAATATAATCTGGAAGGTATATATTATCAGCCATACTTTCTAAGTCTTCAAATTCGTCCTCTGGAAAGACTACTCGAAAATCCAAATCTCTACTATCATTGACTCCATGAGTTACCATTGCACGAATACCAAGAATAATATTATGATCACTCACGCCATTGTCCATCCACCCTCTTAAAAAGGCATACTGCTTCTCCACAAACTTAATTTTACCTTCTTCAATTAATTCGGGATTTAATCCATATTCAACATAGTAGTTATAAACATCATCCAATGTATCACCCGTCATCTCTTCGTCGTTAAACATTGCAACCATTTTTCCAGACTGGGAGTTTAACAAATTGCATATTTTAGGTGCTACAAATCTACAAAACTTATTATACGCAGGTTGAACATCAACAACTAAAATATTGGTATTGACTCGTTCTAATAAATCTGTTACTTTCATGGTATGAATCCAGTATACTACGAGGGTGAGATGATTGCAATCTTATTTAGAAGATTCATAAATAACAAAGAGGGTTCATACTTATGTCAGAAGAAACTGTCAATGGGAATGTGGTTGATACAGATAAACTCAAAAATCAAATATTTGACTATGTTCGTTTTATGTTGGGCGACCAAATGATAGAGGTAGAATTAGAACCAGAGCACTATGAAAATGCTTTGACTCGTGCCGTCGAGGTATTTCGAACTCGTAGCTCCGCAGCCGTTGAAGAGAGTTTTGCATTCTTATCAACTCAAAAAGATGTGCAAAATTATACGCTCCCGCAGGAAGTGCAGTATGTAAGACAAATTTGGCGTAGAAGTTTGGGAGATTTGGGAAACGCCGGAACGCAAATTGATCCATTCAGCCAAGGTTATCTAA